TCCATTAAATTTTTCATTAGAAGATCATTTTGGGTGTTTAAATTGTTAGAACAAAAGATCGGCATATATTTTTGTAGGTATTGGAGAACATTGTTTATACTATTTTTACGCGAAATAATATAAACAATACTTTATATTTTATATGTAAATGGAAAGTATAATAGAAAAAATAAACCAAATGGAAGACCCAAATACAGCATTTGATGATTGGACTCTGGAAGAGATGAAACAATTATTAGAAATATATTTGATATTATCTAAAAAAGAAACCCATATATTCAAATTGATTTATAAGTACCACGGTTGTGATAGTTGGGAAGATATTTTTCGTGATTATGATAAAATTTATTTACAAGATAAAGTAAGGGGTGTAGAAATTGCTATCAATGAAATAAAAGAAAGAATAGAATAATGGAATTTTATTTATGCGGAAAAAATTGATTTAGATTTGTTAAATAATGAATACGTATAATCAATGATGAATATTACTAGTCAAATTATTTTGGAAGAAAATTTATATATGTCCTTTGAAATTAAAGAAGGTAAATTATGGTTTGAATTAGATGAGCCTGAAGATAAAAATTTGACAATTTCAATAGTCGATTACATTTCTAAAGAGCAATATACAATTCGTCATGATGAACAAGTAGACCCATTTGATGTTGGATCATACATATTTATATTTAATACACCCAAAAAAACGGTGTTAAGTGTTATATTCAAAAATAATAAAATAGGATTTGGTATATTATAATGGTAAAAAATTGATTTAGATTTGTTTTTTTAATCATAAACAATTATATATGAAAATGACATCTATGATTCCGAAGGCACTATTCTCAGTACATCCTATTTTCGATAGGTTATTGAATCCTGCCTATGAATCCAATCAATCAATTAGCGATTGTTTTAAATATGGTTCAAAACAAAAATTTTCAACAGACCATCATATTAATGGCGAATATTTTCGTTCTAGAACGAATAACGAATACTTTTGTGTATTAGATAAAGACACAAAGATTGGAGAACTATCAATGTTTTTGCCAGATTTTCGTCCACTACATAAAGCATTAGCTGCACGTAATTACAACCCCGATAAAAATATAATAGTACGTCTTGAATTTACCAAAAACAAGGCATATTTTGTAGAAAGTTACCAAGCGATATCTATAAAAAATCCAGATGTAACTATTATGAATATTCCATTGGAAGAGTTATTATTAATTACACCGAAATTTGAAGAATTACCCCAATAAAAAGGTATAAAGATTTTGTGAGATATAAATCAGTAATGGGAATTTATACAGATGGTAATGTTTATGGAGTATATATGTCTATTTTTAATGATGAGGGTGATTTTATAGTAGTATTAGATAAAAAATATGATGCAAAAATGAGTGCGGAGCAAGTTCTCGAAGTAAAGACGGAATATGATAAATTGTCCGAAGATATAAAGAAAGAAGTAAGAATACAGTTTCACGTTCTATGCAATACAAGCTACGAAATTGAGAATAGTTTTCCATTTATGTCTTTATGGCCAGGTTCGCTGGCAATGTTGGAAGAACTTTTTGAGAAAGGGGATATTCGTATATAGACCCTAATCATCATAATATTCTATCCATCTTTTTTTATTATTGACATCGGATAAGTTTGGTAAAAAACAGGGCGGGAATTTATTTCCTATAACGTGAGGATAGAGTCGTTCTTCACCTATATGAGCGATGCTCATTTCACCCTCTGGATGATTCGGATGGTTCTCTATATAAGCAATAATACATCTTTTATCCTTATTCACTAGTGATATATAACACATTTGATTGTACATCATACATATTTTTCCCTTTTTGGGTGGTATAGTCAACAAAATATCGTATCTCGGATCATCTTTCGGAATTTGATTTATATATTTTCCGTTACGCAACTTCATTTTTCCGGTATATTCGAGAACCTGGTTTTCCAATTCTTCGGGTAATTTTTGTAAAAAAGTAGACATTTGTACTCTATAATACGTTTATTGTTTTTATACTTTTTGATAATAATTATATAAAATTATCGTTATATAATTATAATAATGTACAATTCTATTATTTTATCGTCTTGTATGTTTGGTTCATTTTATTTATTATCTCAATCATTAGAATCCATAAATAGGTTGCAATTAGAAAATAAACAATTGTCCTATAAATTAATTTTAATAAATGGTTTCACCGTTATACTGTCAGGTTCTGTAATTATATATGGTTTAAAATGTTTAATGGTATAAAATTGAAATAATATAAAATTATTATTATAAGATAAAATACAATAATAATGGAGAACCCACAAAATATGTTACGATGTTCCAAAGACGACCAAAATCCTCCGAGCGCAACGCGCTCTGCAGATTTAGTTGTTGGAGGCTTTCAGCCCCCTGACCACGATGCAATCACAGCGTTTGCAAAAAAACACGGTATAAACTTTGATTCAGCTGAACATAGCGCTTCGAATAATAGTGGGAAGTTACGCTGTTGGAAAGACGATTACAAAGCAGTAGAAGAATTCTGCGAAAAATATGGACTATGTTATGGGGAAATAGTGTATGATGGATCGCGTTATAATGTATTCTTTACTGATTCGGACGGTGACGAAGTCGAATGTTGTTTGTCGAAAAATACTGGTGATTTAAGAAAGGAACCGTCTGTCAAATATACGGACATTGTTTTATACATTCCCCTCAATGAACGAGACTTGAAAACGGATGTTTGTGCAAAGTTGATGGAATATTGCTTAGCTAACGATGTTATTAGGTATATCAATGTGTAAAAGATGAAATGTAAAAAGGTGTAAATAAGAAAATGATATAAATATTAAATTGGTATTATTTGTAGAATGGATCTCGAAAATGGACCAAAAATGGAGCCACATAGTGGCGTAATTTTTGATAGATTTTCCGTAGAAAGTTCCCAAAGGGAGCTTTCAGAGGAAAATGAAGAATTAAAACAAAAAATTAAAATATTGGAAGAAGAAAATGCTAGGTTACGGGGAGAGTTAGAAGTGCCGAAAGTAGACGAATCAATAGCAAGCACACCTACTCATCAAATGGTTGCTCCGGCTGCACAAATGATGGATCGTGAAAAAGAAAATAGTAAATGTGATAAATATTGTTGTTTCAAATGTTGTATAAACGATGATAAAAATAGAAAAAATAATAGTAACAATAATACAGGTTGTTGCTGTTGTTGTTTTTGTTGTGATGGTGGTGGTGGTGGTGATGATTGTTGTGAAGGAGGTTGTGACGATTAATTTTATATTTTGTTTAATAGAATATAAAATATTAGGCGGTGGCTTTCATTTTACAACCTAAACCTTTATAGTAATAATTATTATAAAGTTGTTTTGTTTCAAGAGCTTTTCTCAATGTTCTATCACTCATTTTCAAGAATAAACAACAATCTTCTTTAGATCTGAATTCATTAGTAAGGTTGTTTTTTGAATCATAACGCCCAATTCCATCTTTATATAAAATTATTTCACCTATATTTTCTTCGAAATCTTCACGAAGATTGTCATCACAGTTTTGATATAACATATAGATATATCCATTGGCAATAGTCCCATTTTTTACTGGGTTATCTAGAGCTGATGAAGACAGATGACCATTTTCTGATGCAGCAGTTTTTCTATCCAAATAAACATTTAATATTTTGGTTTTATCTATATTGACTTTGGCAATATAACCAAGATTCTGCAATCGTGTAACCTTCGTTTCAGGAACATTTTCAAGAATATTTGGGTCCTTATCTCTATCCACATATAGCCATCTATAACCATTATAAACCGTATTATCTTTTATAGCTTTTTTTAAACCTGATGCTTTAAGAATATTATTAGATTCATTCAAACATTCCGTTACAGATTCATATACTTTCAACAAATTCATTGTTTCTGGATTAATTTTCTGTAATCTGGGTCCAAGTGTAACTAATGGTTCGCCAAAATTAGTTGTGGTTTTGTTATTAGGTCCATTAAGTTTTTCTAGAATTTCTTTATTGGTTTTTTCGAGATTATCTATTTTTTCCATAAGCGTTAATAATAAATCATTATTAGGCGAAAATGTGCTTTGCAATGGTGCATTGTTGTTTCCTAATCTATCCAGGAATTTTTGATTTTCATTTTCCACAATTTTAATAATATCATTCACAGTCCAATCCTTGAAATTTTTAATATTTTCATTCACTGTATGTAAAATTGTATTATAAGTAAGATTTTTTCCTACCAAAAATAGTTCGTTTTCATTTTCGTGGCCGATTAAGTTTTTCACTTTGTTTGGGCGAATTTTATCGTGTCCGTGTAGATATTTTTCAAAATATACGTTTTTATTTACAGGGAAACAATCTAATAATATGGCTTCCTCATAATTTTTTTGATGTTCTTTGAATCTGTTATCTAAGTGATCACTTTCTCCTATTTTAACAACGTATTCTCCGTTTTCATATGTTTTAACTTTAACTATATACACCAATGCGTGGTTTATTCCGTAGTTTCTAAGAAGTAATTGTTGTTTTTGAGTTGTTTTTTCTTTTTCCAATTTTTTATCAAAGTTTTGATTAACATTTTCTAATTGTTGTTTTAATTCGTTATTTTCTTCTTGAACTACTTGTTGTAAAAATTCTTCTAGTTTAACATAATATTCGTGAATCTCATTTGCTTTTTCAGTATCTGCTTTTAAACAAAATAATTTGAATGTTTTAATATTTAGTAATATAGTATCTTTATTATGACCACCACGCCCTTCCTTTTTTTGCTCTTGCGATCGCAAGAGCAAACATTTATAATCTTTATCTCTCGTAAAATTTCGTTCTAATACAATTTTTGCATTAGCTTTATTGCAATATCCTAGCCATTTCCAAACATTATCTAAATCAATAACAAAATCGTTTGTTTGGCTATAATTGAGATAACAATAAAAAGATGTAACAAACAATTGTTGCTGAGTTTCTGAAAAATATTCCTTAATTTTATTTATTAAAACACTGTTGTAGTTGCTAGAAAGCTTAGTAATAGGGTTATTTTCAATCAAATTCACAATATTCAAAGATGCATCCATTACTATACATTATATCATTGCTTTTCTTTATATTCTTTTTGTTTTATAAAACAAAAAGAAAAAACTAGTTATTTATATTTCAGATTTTTTTTATGATTTTATTATAATGACTGCATATATGCTGTTCTAATTTGAATAAGCTACTCCGGCCATTCCCGACATAACTCGCAATACATTATAGTTCACTGCGTAGACACGTACCTTGGCGGTAGAAGTTCCGGCGACAGTGGGGGCTGAGAGCACTAATTGCAGTACGGCGTTATCAATTCGTGAGAAATTGCAACTGCCAGAGGGTTGATGCTCTTCAGGGCGCAATGCAAAGGAGTACACATTGATACCGCAGTCAGGGGCGCGGGTGTGGTGTTGGAAGGGTTGCACGACATCGAAGTAAGATCCTTCACGTTCAGAGAATCGATCTTGGCCATTGAGTTGGAGTTTGGCAGTGACGCAAGGATTCTCGCCCCAACAGTGCATATCGAGGGCGGTTTCAGAGAGCACGAAGGTACCGGCATCAGAGACAAGGGAACCAGCATTGTTAGCTCCAGTACCTTGAGCTCCATCAAAAGGGTTCATCAAAGCACCATTGGAGGACCAAAGACCAGATTGTGCGTTTCCACCAGCAGAGGCATTTTCAGCACCAGCCAAGTCGAAAAGACCAGAACTGGTAATGACAGTAGCTTCAGCATTTGATGAACCGAAAGCGTGGACGGCATTAGGAAGGGCATCGATGGCATCGGTATAGTTAAAGGGTTGAGCACCCAAGGTGTTGTAAAGAACGGATCCAGAGGTCAATGATGCACAGTAATCAACGTTGGCATCAGGTTGGACAACCCAGATCAACTCTTTGCAAGGGTGGTTGAAGTTCAACTTGATCTTGTTCGAACTACTTCCGACGGATTCATCGCCGGTAAATTGCACTTGTTCGAACAAATACTCGTGGGGGTTTTGTGCCATCTTGCGACGTTCGTCAGTGTCCAAGAACACATAGTCGACGTAAAGGGAGGCAGCAACAAGGGATTGTTGGTAGGCAGTGGAGGATGATACGGTGGTTCCGTTTCCGGAGGTAAGGGTGGAGACGGCCCACAAGCATTCACCAATAGGACGGATATCCAAGTTAATCTTGACTTCGTGGTATTGAAGGGCGATCAAAGGAAGGGCAAGACCAGGGTTACGCATGAACCAGAATTGAAGGGGAATGTAAAGGGTGGTTTCAGGAAGGGCATTACGGGGGGCACACACTTGGTTGATGGAACCAGTGGATGCGCAAGGTCCGGAGATACCAGCGAAAGCAGGGTCAGTGATGTAGGTAAGTTGGGTGGTGTTTCCGATCATCTTGAAGTATCCACGTTTTTGTTCCTCCGTCATAGTGAGCTGGTTCCAGATGTGCATCCAGTCACCGTATTGACGGTCAATGCGTTGACCACCGATTTCAACTTCAACTTGGGCAACCAATTGCTCACCAATGAAGTCCAACCAACGAGCATAGTTGGACATAGATTGGTTGATCTCAGGAAGAGTCACTTGGAGGTAGGTGCGGTAAGCCAAATCACCATTACGACTGATGGTGCAGGTTACTCGGCGACCGAAATCGGCTTGACCAGAGAAGGTTTGTTCGATGGATTCCATCGCAAAGTTGGTATGGCGTCGGTATGACACCTTCCAGAAAGTGATCTCAGGGGTTCCAGTAAGGAAGACATCTTGTGCGCCATAAGCGACTAATTGCATTAACCCGCCCGCCATGTGTGTATGTTATACCTTACGTTGAGAAAATAATCTGGGAAAAATAAAAATAATTCATTTTTTTATTTTTTAGTAACAAAATATAGAAATTCATAATTTAACTGCTATTCACACTGTATATATAGAAAATAAAAGAACTTTTAAATTGTATAAGTTAATTTTTGCTAATAAATGCCTAAATAAATAATCAAATATTATTATTATTATTAAAATCAACATTCGTCGTAGAATAATTGCACTGTCTCGATCATTTTTCCAGATTTATTATCTATCCAATATTGAACTTGTTCCTGTAAACATTGTAAACGGGTATTCCACTCCGGACTATTTTTTTTAGTAATAATCATTAATCCATTGGTTTTATTAACGCTCCAACAAGACTTTATTTTTGTATCATTACGATCTTTATAATCATCAGGATTAAAACGTATAAAAATTATATTACGATGTCCAACATCCTTCGATAATTCCATTAAACGTTTATTTTCACAACTGCAATCATAATCAATGTGCTGGTTTTCATCAACCTCAATAATAATTACTTGATATCCCAAGTCGAGAAGTAAATCTGGTCTACGACGAGAACAACCGTCTATTACGCGTTTATCAGAAATCCATGTCATATTTGGAAATGTCTCGAGTATAAAATCACAAACCGCCTTTTCTTTCGTCTTATAATTCCGAGAATTCGGTTTATTAGGAAACATATGAACAAAACAACGAACACAATAATCTTCGTTTTTATTGGTTTGAAATCTATTATCACACCACGTATTTTTGCACTTGGTACCTATTAAATTTACCATTTCAGAAGTTTTATGATCCGAACAAAATAATGGTTTTGATTCCGTAGGAAGATTATATGATGGTCTTCGAAGACATTTCCCGAATTCACATAATTTATTACTAACATCAATCATCCCAATACTTTTATGAATTGCACAGAATAATGGCTTATCTCCTTTGAAGTTATTATATAATCGTCGATGATCGCATTCTAAATCACCGTCCTTAAATATGCACCGTTGGTGAGTTACATCTACCATTCCATCTAATTTATGAACTTTACAAAACCTAGGATTAGTATTTCCATTATAATTACAAGAAGCAATTAATACATCTTGTCCAATGGTCTTAAAAGTTTCAAAAGATAATAAATACGTTTTACTATACTATTTTATTGCAGGGAACCGTAGGTTCCCTGCAATTATATAACTGCAAAATTGACATAAAATATTACAGTATAAACTATATTATCAGATAATATGGGAAATTATATTGCAAATAGTTACACTAAAATGATGGATCCTATTGATCCATACATAAATGCTAAGAAAAATCTATCTAAGAATTACCTTGATAAAAGCAAAGATTACTGTTTAAAATTTGATAGGATTTTAGATTCAGAAAATCAAATATATATCGGCATAGGTTGTCGTAAAAATGCGGCAGATAAGAATAAATCATTGCAGGTAATTCGAATAGGTGATTATACGTATAAATATCATAGATTATTACAATTTACGGAATCGGAAAATAAATTGAAATACGAATTTGAAAGCAATATTCGATTAGTAGTTAAAAAAACAGAAAATAACGATATACATTTTGAACTGTTTGATTTGGATAACGATCGATTTATTTCTAAAAATATTGACCCAATTATCGTAAAAAATTCCAAGACAATTGGTTTTCAAAGTAAAGAATTAGATAAAATATTCGAGTTATTTGCTGATAAAATTGAATAATTTTCCGTAAAAGGAGAACATTAACCATAACAATAACAATGAATACCGAAAATCTTCCCATTGGGCTTCTCAAACCCTTACCGATGAGCGAGACCAAATCCAACTCTGGTATTATTCCTTTCAAAAATAAAAAAAGAAATAATATAAAAATGGCTGCACTTTATGATAATATGATTTCAACCACTTATACGCTTCATAATGGTGAATTAGACAAAGAAAAAATTGCGAACCAAAAAGTAAGTTTTGTAGCCCATAAATGTTAACATTTCTTTAATACCGACAAAAAATTCAATAAACAGGCGAAATAAAGCCATCCCAAATAAGGTAGTAAGAGCCAGAAGACCCATACGGGAAGCACCAAGTACGTATAATATAAAATAAACATTGTCGTAATGATCATATTGAATAATACGAATAGCGCGAGAACTATCTCGTGTTTACCGAAATAAACGATGGACCACGCCACATTTAAGACCAAATTCCAAATATGAAAAAATAACAATAGGGATTGATCGTGCGATGATTTAGCTAGAAGAGTCTGTGCTAAAGCGATTCCAATGGCGATGTAGAGAAGGGTCCATACGATCGGGAATACGAATTTAGGTGGGGTAATGGTTGGTCGGATGCAGGTATACCAAGCTGAATTAACAGATTGCATTGTGGTCGCATTGGGAATATAGAGAACCGCTAGCATCGTAATTATGGATATGACGTAGGCTTGTATTTTTTGCATATTTATATTATTTGTTTATTATATATTTTTTTTGTAAGTTTTCTTTTTGTTAGTTTTTTTTTTATATTTTTTCTTTTTCCACCTGATATGGGTTTAATACTGAATTTTGTTTGTTCATTATCAAAATATTTTTCTATATTACTAATATATTCTTCTGGTTTATATTGTATACTATTTTGCGTCCTATTATTAGTTTGATATAAAGATATTATAGTAGCAACGTCAGTAGGATCATAGTCTAAATCATAAATTTCTGCAACTTCATATTTATTTGTAAATAATATTAGATATTTTATAAATGTATCAATAGATAATTTTTGTTCTAAACCTGGTAAATATTCTGAATACCTAATAATTGTATTATAATTTCTAACTGCAGTATCTTTTATTACTGAAGTTTCTCTATCAGTATCCATAGGAATAGTTGTACTGCTTTCTTGACTTAGTGGATTTATATTTTCAATAAAAGAATAATTTTCTTTATATTCTTTTAAAAAATTTGTAAATGATACTTCTATATATTTTAATAAAATTTCATTTTGTTGTTGTGTTTCAATAAATTTTGAAAATTTTAATTTGTCTGACATTTCTTCAAGTAGTGATCGTAATTTTTCTTCGTTTAATTGTTCTTGTTCACGTTCACGTGATCGTGATCGTGATCGTTGTTGTTGTTCTTGTGGTTGTCGTTGACCAAGAGAAGTAACTCTACCACGATCACTATCACGATCACTATCACGATCACTACCACGATCACGATCACTACCACGATCACGATCACGATCACGATCACGATCACGATCACTACGATCACGATCACGTTCACGTTCTATTTTAATATCATTTTCAGTTGTAGTTATTAAATTTACTAATTCTTTCATCTCATTGTCAAATATTTCATTTTTAATATTATATTTACTAAAAAGGTATCTTTTAATATCTGCTAAATCAAAATCGTTTATTGATAAATGATTTTTAATAAAATTATTAAATTTAGCAATTTTTATTGATAGTTCATTAGTCATAAAACGTTGTTTTCTTAGTTTTTTTTGTAATTCAAAAAGTTTATCTTGAATATCAGAATCACTATATTTAATTTCATTTTTTAATTCATAAAAAAAAGTAATATATTTAAAAATATTTGTTTTCATATCACTTTCGCTTGTAAAATTATCTTTAAACCATATTTCATATTTTTCTATATTTGTCAAAAAGCAAGATAAATATGATATTTTTATATTACGAAGACAAATAATACCTATTCCCTTCTCATATAAAACACTATGATTAATACCTGTATTAGTACGAGCTACTCCAACTGCTGCAAGTCTATCAAATGTAGCATAAATTATTTTTCTCACAGGTAATACAATCTGAAGTTCGTCAGCAAATGTTTTGGCTAAAAGTATACCTAATACTATTTTAAATGTATTTGTATTACTATCAGAATGACCTTTTTTTTTCATTTCTTTTATTGCTTTAATTTTTTCATCAATTAGAGGTTGACTAGTTTTTCTTGTCCCCTTTTCTGGTTCAATTCCAAGATATTTTTTTATCACTTCTAATACTTCTGCGACGGAGGCAACAAAAATACTAAAAGTAAATAATACTGTATTATTATTATTATAGATATCAGTCAATGTGATTTTTGTTCCGTTATAAATTTCTCCACCTTCAAACGTAGGTTCAAATTTAATTTCCAAAAAATTTGGGATAATTACTGTACAAGCTATCATCTCTATTATATTATCTTCTTCGGTTGCACTTTTTGCTGATGAGGGTGGTGGTGGTGGTTGTGATGGTGATGGTTCTATATATTTTTCAGGATCTAACGCAAAATCCTTAAAAGTTACATATTCTTCAGTATTTGCCGCATCCATATAACTAAAATTACTGGTATTTGTTTCAATATCGTAAAAACTAACTGACGTATCTCTTAATCTGTCTTTTATACCAGATACACACGAATTACGCTTTAGCGCATCCACAATAAAATAATACGGATCGTTAATATTTTCAAACCCATTTATTATACATAATTTTTCTAAATGCTCATAAGTTGTAATCGGTAGAAACGTTTCAAAATTATCTTTATCAGAAAAAATGCTCTTTAATTTCGATAAAGGAAACCAAATATATTTATTTTTACCATCATAAGAAATACAGGATGATCCTAATAAATTAGAATTTATTAAGACTTCATCCTCATTACTACAGTCGTCAAAAGTTTCTTTATTAATAAAATTAGTTCTTGTAAATAATGTTTCTATAGTTGACATAGTAATGCTTTCGTGAAAATCGTGATATACCTCATCAAGTAAATGCTTTCTGCCTTTTTCGGTAACACCTATTGTTGCAGTATTGCTATTATAATTTATTGTATAAAAATCATCTATATTGATATCACTTTGATCAATATTACTTAATGATGTTGAAAATTCGTTTGCGATGAATTCTCTATATGCACTGATTTCGTCTTCATTTTTTATTAATTTTTTATATTCTGAATTAAGTATTTCCTCAGCAGTAGGAGGCATTTTTTTTAGATTTGCTTTTTTTGGAGCCATATTACCCTATTTAAAATAACCTTACAAATTAAATCAACAAAATAACTCTAACCCCACAAAAAACATATAAAAACACGTTCTCCCATTAATAGAAACAAATACCAAAACAATAATGTCCAAACAAAATCAGCATAAAGAGCTGCACAGTACCATCGACATAAAACACGGTGAAATGCTCCAACACTTCCAAACCATCGAATCTACCACGATTCCCGCACTCATCCTAGAAAAACAAAGGCTAAAAGGGCAAATTGCCACCTTAAGAGAACATCAAATCGACGAATATATGGATATTTGCGACAAAGTCCAGTCTATAAAACAACAAATAGGTTCTCTAAAGCAAGAAAAAAAACGGTATTTGCTCGACAATTCCAAGTTCATCTTCCACTATTTTGAACAGAAACAGCAGATTTCCAATGCGGACAACCAAGAACCTAAACAATCCTGCAATGTCATCAATTCCTTCTTTAAAATCAAAGCCACCCCTGAAAAAGACGGTAGTGATACGGTCAACCCCAACTCTGAGAAATACAGCCAATCCAAAAAACTCTACCAAAAATATTGGCGGAATGTCAACGGCGAAATCGGCAACATCCAAGATTTCATTCAGTGTTCCGATGTTTGCGAGTTCTGCCGGCGAGGGGAAATGATCCCCCAGGACGAAGAGGGTATTCTCATATGTAACAACAAAGATTGCGGGAAATTCATTACCTATATCATCGATAATAACAAGCCGACCAACAAAGAGCCACCGAATGAAGTGTCGTATACCGCCTACATCCGACTCAACCATTTCAAAGAGATTTTGTCGCAATTCCAGGCCAAAGAGACGACCCAGATTCCCGAGGAGGTGATCAATGCGATCCGAGCCCGTATCAAGAAGGAGCGGATTGAGGATATGTCGCAAATCACCTACGACAAAATGCGTGATATCTTACGAAAACTCGGTCTTAACAAGTATTTTGAACATATTCAGTACATCAATTCGCTCTTTGGAATCAAACCGCCCATTATGAACGAAGAACTCCACGAAACGTTGTGTGTACTTTTTATTGAGATCCAGAAACCGTGGGCGATGCATTGCCCAGCCAATCGCACGAATTTTTTCAATTATACTTACACGCTGTATCAATTGTGCGTTCTCTTGGATCAGACCCAATATTTACCGTATATACCACTGCTGAAAGATTTGGAAAAACAGCGTGCTCAAGACCAGATATGGCAGCAGGTATGCAATACATTGGGGTGGTTATATATCCCTAGTATCTAATTAAGGGAACCAAGGTTCCCTTAAGATCCCTCCTTTATTAGAGTATTTTTTAAGGTATTATTTTATAGTACGTATATAATAATATGACGAATGTTCTCGTTGTCGGTTACTACAATCATTGCAATTTAGGCGACGAACAATACAAATGGTCTATCCATCATATCATCACCCATCTTCCTACCTACAAACCCAAAACCATTGAATTTGTAGATTGTGATAAGCTCGCTGATTACAATGTTCTCGAGAACACTATGATCCTGCTCGGTGGCGGTGATGTTCTCAATAACTATTTTTTAGATAAGATTAATCAAAAGTTTTTTAATATACCAAATAGACCGAAAATCATTGCTTTTTCAGTAGGGATCCCCTACAATTCTATTTTCCTACAGTCAGAGAACCTCAAAAAGCTCGACATATTCGACCACATTTATTTGAGAACCCGGCAAGATATCCCCTTATTTTCCCAGTTTTTTGACGAAAACCGCGTCTCGTACCTTCCAGATGCCTCTTGCTTCTTACCCGATGCTTTCAGTATGAAAAATCCGTCTTCCTACTTCACCAGTCTTACTAAGCCGAATCCTAGTCCGAGCCCTTCGAACAATGATATGTATAAAAAGCTCTACAGTGGGCTCTATAGCCTTCATAAAACCAAGAAAATTATCAATGTAAATTTATGTCGGCATATTTTCCATCCCGATTATCAACAAGGTTATGATTCAATTGTGCGAGAACTTGCCCGGTTCTTAGAAGAACTTACAAAAAAGGGTTATTATTTAGTTCTCCTCCCCTTCAATACCAAACCAACCGCAGAAGATAAGACCGATGATACCAACTGTGAAAACGACATATTAATTCATAACGATGTTCTCCGTCATATGAAAAATCATTCCAACATCATTAATATAGATTACGCTTTGTCTCTCGGTGAAATACTCTCCCTTTATCCCCTTTTCTATATGTCATTACCAATGCGTTTCCACGGTACTCTCTTCAGCATCAATGCAGCGGTACCTATGATTCCTATCTATACTACGAAAAAAATCAAAAATATACTGTTAGATATCGGTTGGAAACACGAGTATGTGTTTGACAAGAACGAGAAAGATTTGCCATTGTCGTTCAATTCGAAAAAAATGATGATGACTTTTTTAGATTGTGTAAGACATCATACCCGTGGTAAAATATTATTAAAGAATCAATTCGAGAACTTTAAATGTTATTATGAAGCCGAAAAACGGATGTTAGAATCAAGGATATTTTCTCCGGTCAAGGTAACTACACCGCTAATGTTGGATATCATTCCACCACCACCACCACCACCTAATGATCAAGAAGAGGATTTGTACGATACCTATTTTATCCCTTTGAAGATCTGTAACGGGACAAGTCCCGTTACATCTTCGGAGAGATCTACCTCGAAATTTGAAATTTTGGACACTTTGTGTCCCGTTTCAAATCTTCGATGGTTTAAATCACCGTTATCCACTCCTATAAAAACCGACATTGTTAGGTTCTCGGAGAACCCTATTTATAATAGAAAAATAGGTGAAAATGAGTCAGAATTGATCGATTTTATTTATAATAGATTGCAAGAATTTTCCAAGGAACATAATGTGCAAGATTTCCGTGATATGGTCGATCCAATGCTTAAGAATGTCATTGTTTGCGTGACCAGTTATTTTTTAACAGGTCATATTGATTCCCAATACAACCACGGTCTCTTAGATAAAATGTTCTCATCAATCACCTACAATTATAAGAGTGAATGGAAATGGGTTCTCCAACATTATAAAAATAGTGATAAAAGGGCACCGGTTCTCCCCGAGAACCCCGAAGGACCTTTTAATATTGGATATATTGATCAAAATGATCAATCAGGAGTCCATCGTTCAGGTTGGAAACACGTTTTTGAGAACCTAATCCCTTTTAACAATTCGAATGCCCCGATCTTGTTGGATCTTTACGTAGATCGAACTTTTCATTGGAAACGCGAAATATATAAGCAAATTGGAATCATACCTTACCGCAAACCTTGGATAGGATTTGTACATCACACGTTTGATCAGACATTTAGTGAGTATAACAATAGTGTTTTATTTGATTGCCCCGAATTCTTAGAGAGCTTACCTATGTGCAGTGGGATCATCGTACTGTCCCATTATTTAAAACATCAATTTGAAGACGAATTTGCAAGTCGTAAAATAGATCCAATACCGATCTTTGTATTGTCACACCCGACCGAAATTCAGGTGCCGAAATTCGATATGGAGTTGTTTTTGAAAAATCAAGATAAGAAACTGCTGCATATTGGTGGTTGGTTACGTAATATTTTCTCGTTTTATCAATTAGATTTATTTCCTAGATTTATGGTTAAAAATTCAGAAATGATAGATCCACCTAAGAAACGATGTTTATTGAATCTCCGAGATATTTTAAAAAGGGATCGGCAACCTGTCGAACATAGAATACGAAAAGTGGCATTAAAAGGAAGATATATGGAGAACTATTATCCCCCTGAAGATTTTGAAGAAAAGATAAAAAAGGTTCTCTCATCGTTAGAAATAAATGGACGTTTTGCAGAACCGCCAGGTGGCGCAAAACGGCGATTCTCCATAGATAGCCCTAACGGGCTATCGACGGAGAATGATAAGGGAGAACCCAAATTTTGTTCTCAGACGAATTTGCAAAACAATTGGTTAAAACATATGGTAGAGTATTTAATCGGTATAGATAAACGTATGGACGTTATGAGTGCGGTAGATAATAAAACATACGATGATTTATTAACCAACAATTTGGTGTTTTTGAATTTGGTCGATGGATCCGCCATTAATACATTGATCGAATGTACTGTAAGAAATACTCCAGTATTTGTCAACAAACATCCTGCGGTAGTAGGAATTCTGGGTAAAAATTATCCGCTTTATTATGATAATATTGATGATATAAATAAATTGTTGGAAGATCCGGTTTGCATCAAATTGGCTCACGAATATATGAAAAAAATACCGAACAGTATTTTTGATATTCATAATTTTCTACAAACCCTGACAACTATTGCACAAAATTTATCGAAATAGATTATTCGCTCTCCGCTTTAAGGGTCTTCCGTTTAATATACGCCTTATGTCGATATTCTTTTAGTTTCTCAGGGTTCTCCTCTTTCAATTTATTCAAATATTGTTTGGCATTGGCTTTTACACGATCTTTGTTTTGCTCGTAATACCGTTTGTGACGATCATTGTTCGTGTATTTTTCCAGTTGGGCTTTACATTGATCGTATTTGGCTCTAAGATCCACCATTTGTTCATTTATGGCGCGCCATTGCTCTGAGCTCACAGTAGTAGGAACTTCACCCTCCATCCAAAATATTATATAATCAAATCATATAATATTTGTAACTATTTAACGTAAAATACTGTAAAATACTTATGCGGCTAGACGAAGACCGCCTACCAAATTGGCACCAACCACAGCGCCTAAACCTTGACGACTAGTCACACCAGCACTAGGGATGAAAACGTCCAAGATGGAGAACACAGCTGCAGCGGTAAGGGCAATAATAATAATCTCCTCCACATTCAACTGTTTACGAGGGATCAAGAGTGCAACAAGGGCAACAGCAAGACCTTCGATAATATATTTAATTGCGCGCTTAACAAGCTCATTAAAATCAAACGTGGCACCCATTTCTATTTTTATTATATAATATACTGGAATATATTATGATAAAGAAATCACTTAAATAAATTATTGCCTAGAATTATACTAAAGAGATTGATATGGCAAAACCCGGTACCTTTGAGAAGAAAACGATGCCTGATGGGAAAAAAAACCCTAAATATATTGATCTATGTGATGAGGATCCACCCATAGCCGGTCAAAAATTTTGTTGTATGTCTTTCGTAAGCCCTGAAAAGATCCTAAAGAAACGTGAAACCTACCTTTTTAATCAATTTATCAAACAATGGGATTTTTCTAAATCTATGGAGAAATCGATGGATTTTTTGCATTTTATTTCCTTCAAATACGGGTTAAATAGTGACAATATTATGGCTGATTTTAAAGAGTTCTCTAAAGAGGAAGAAGACAAATTAAGAGCGTCATCGATAGAAGACGATTACAAGAATTTTATTGATAAAAATGAGGACAAGATCAACGAACAATTTAACAGGGAACACGCTTTCCAAACCTCGGTCCGTGGTCTCAAAGTCCGCGGTGTGTTTTCGAATCAGGAGGAAGCGCAAAATAAATGTGTGTCTCTCCGTAAACAAGATCCCAATCACGACATTTTTGTGGGTCCTGTGGGTATTTGGATTCCTTGGGATCCTGAGGCGTATAAGACCGGCAATGTGCAGTTCTTAGAGGAGGAATTGAATCAATTGCATCAGGAGAAGATTAAGAATGAAACTTTTGCTAAACAAGAATTTGACAAACGGGTTCTCGAGACCAAGCGTAAAGCCATTGAAGAGAACATCAAGTTAGCTAGAAAGAGTGGTAATGTTCTTACCCAGACGATTGATGAAGAGGGTAATTTGATTGGTGTGAAAGAAAAGGTGAACTTTGAAGAACGTGAAGTAGCGGACGCTGATGCAGCCAAAATACATAACGAAACTGTTTTAAATTCCAGTAAGAATATTGATACGGATGAAAATATTTCTATAGAAATATCGAATAAGGATAAAGAAGATTAGTATTCAAAAAATCTATATAAAATAATAATCATTTATATAGATAAGTAGTCTAGTGCACTGAGAATAAGTCTAGATGAAACTATTTTGTGATATTATTGTTAATACTTCCAACAACCATTATAATGATGCTTTTTCAACTATCATTCTAACAATGTTGTTCGAAGTATTTAAAAATAACAACCTACCATTCACCACGAAAACAAAAATTTTTATATAATTTTTGCGCATTATTATATAAAATCAGGCTACCATTTAGTCTTCTTAACATTGATTGTCTGACCTTGTTTCTTCTTACCTTTACTTGGGTCATAAGCTTCGCCATCATCATCATCACCCATCGATTTGCTAATTTCCCAGAATTCTTTTGCACCTAATTTGAAGTCAGGATGGTCTTGTGCTTTATACCAGAATACTTGGTCATTTAACTTATTTGACTTTGCATTGTTCGAAATTACCAAACACTCGTAATTTTCCGTGGTTTGGTCCATAACTGCACAGAAACTTTCCAAA